ACCTAGATAGTTGGTCGTAACTAGCCGTTGATCTTTTTCAGGATGTAGATAGGAGAGTGGTCCCCAAGGACTAAAAAATCTTTGATCTTTTTCGGAGTGATAGAGGGTGTAATTTACATGCCTAATATTTACGAGAATATCCCCATCATCATCAACAAAAATTGATGGGTTCATTAAGCCCATACCAGAGGTAGTTGAGTGGGGTAGAATTAGGGGCGCTAATTTGCCCCCTTGAGATACTGATGTATGCACCAAATTCATGGGAACACTTTAGCCCACATAACCAGCATGTACCAATTAACCTTTACCTGTTTACCAGTACAAATAAGTGTTACTTAGGTACCTTATAAGTACCTTATTTAAGGAGTCACATGGCAACAGCATATAAAATTTTAGGTCAAGTAGACACAGCAACACTTGGTGCTACTACCGAAGGAACCCTATATACATCAACAGGTGTTGAGACAATTGTTTCCTCATTAGTAATTGCAAACCAAGCAGGATCCTCTGCAACTTATCGCATTGCTGTTCAGCCTTCTGCAGACGCTAGTTCAAGCGCAACTGCAAAGCATTGGATTGTCTATGGCGCAACAGTTGCAGCCTCAGACTCAGTTATCCTAACTGTAGGATTAACTCTTGCTGCTGGTGATCGTATTCGTGTCTATGGATCAACTGCAACTATGTCATTCTCAGCATACGGAAGTCAGATCTCCTAATGGCAATACGTAAGGCCAGCGACTCTAATTTAACTGGTAAGAAGTACAACGACGCATCCGCTGCTGCTACAAAAATAGCAGATATTCCAGACAAACCTGTATCAATAACTATGTCAAGCGAAAGTGGAACTATTCCAACTGCTACTGTTGTGGCTGCTGCTACTGGTGGCACAACAACTACCGTCAAAATTACAGCAAGTCCAGGTGGTGCAAACGTAACTGGAACAAGCCCTGTAAATTTAACAAGTTTAGTAAATAATGGAATTGATGAACTAAGTACATATACGTTTACTGCAACTCCAAAAAACGTAGATGGGTTAGAGGGTCCAGCATCAAATGCTTCGGCTTCTTACACTGTTCCTCAACCAATATACGAATTGCTTAATACTTACAACTCATCAACTACCTTTACAGTTCCTACTGGTAAAGTTAAACTTGCTGTTGTAGTTGTAAACGGAGGAACTGCAGGTAACGCTGGTAGCGGTAGCGGTGGCGGTAAAGGCGGTGCTGGCGGTGCTATATACGGATTTAAAGATCAATCAGTTACTGCTGGGGATTCTTTCTCAGTAACTATTGGTGGTGCTGGTGGTGCTACTTCTTTTGGAAGCCTTTTAACTAGCGGTAATGGCACTGGTAATGCTTCAACTAAAATTGCTGGTAATGCAGCAGGAACTGGTGGTAATGGCGGGGTTGGTAGAACTCCAGGATGGGCTAGTGGATTTAATGGCGTTCCAGGTCAGGCTGGCAATGCTGGTGGCACCGTGGTCTTTACTGGAATAAATCAAATTGGAACTATTCAATTTGGCGGTGGCGGTGGCGGTGGCGGAGATTACGCAACACAAAATTTTACACTTGGTAATAGCGGTGGCGGCGGCGGTGCTGGCGGTGCAGGCGGCGGTGGCAATGGCGGTGGCGGTGGCGGTACAAATACTTGTTATTATAACTGCTCAACTCGAAATGGAGGTGGTTCTGGCCAAGCAGGTACTTCGGGTGGCGGCGGTGGCGGTGGCGGTGGTCATACTGTTGGCGGTGGCGGTGCTGGTGCTGGCGGCAGTGGCAGAGTTCTTGTGTACGGAAAATAAAAAAAGGAGAAATTTATGGAAGAACAAAGTTACGCTATAATTCTAAACGGAATTGTTGTTCAAACCGTAGTTTTACTAGACCCAACTTCTGAGTATTTAGAAGAATTAAAAAATAAATACAATGGTGATGAAATTATATTGGGAGACAGTGTTAATGCTCAAGTAGGGGCTTCATGGGATGGTGCAGTATTTACTTTACCCAAACCTTATCCTTCTTGGATATTAGACGAGTTTTTTCAATGGATTGCTCCCGTGCCTTACCCAGTTATAGATGTAGAATCAGATACTGAAATGGAAGAGGGAAAGTGGTGGTTAGAAGATCCTAATAAGTATGATACTACTCCCAATGAAACCGAGTATGTGTGGGATGAGTCTGTTGTAAATTGGGTTCCCAAAGTATAACTTTTTGACATAAACCCCTATTTTATAGTAAGGTTTTGATCATGAAAAACATTGTTTTTATAAATCGTATTCCTATTCCTAAAGAATACTACCCTACCCCTGCAAGTAAACATATACCAGAGTGGTACAAAAACACCCTTTCATACAAAGACGGTGAAAAAAAAAGAATAGGGCAAGATTTAAAAACTCCTAGTACTATAAAAAAATGTATTCCAATTTTTGATGCTATTACTAGCGGTTACATAATTTACAGTCATTCTGACGTACACGTTTCACAACGTCTCTTAGATAATGGTGAACTACATCCTTATTATCAATGGTCAAGTGGTCCTACAATTGAAATGCACCCATATTGGCAAGGAGAATTACATCCCGCAAAAATGACAAATAGCACTACTCCCAACATAGATTATCCAAAATGGGTTAATCCTTGGGGTATAAAAACGCCTGCAGGGTACTCTTGTTTTATTACACAACCATTACATAGAGAATCTGTGTTTACTATTTTGCCAGGAATTGTAGATACGGATACTTATACTGCAAATATTAATTTTCCGTTTGTTTTAAACAACCCAGAATTTGAGGGTACGATCTTGGCTGGAACTCCAATTGCTCAAATTATTCCTTTTAAAAGAGAGACTTGGAAAATGTCTTATGGTAATGAAAAAACTTTAGAAGAAAATATAAATGCTACACAATTAATTGCTAGTAAATTTTTTGATGCATACAAAAGAACCTATTGGAATAGAAAAGAATACAAATAATGGATAAACCAAATATTAAACCTGTTAGACCCTGGGATTTAATGAATCCAAATATACCAAAAGTTTCTGACGAGATACAAGAAGAAAGATTTTCAATATGTTTATCTTGTCCTAAACTTATTCAAATAACTAAAACTTGTAGCGAGTGCAAATGTTTTATGGTGTTAAAAACACGTTTACTAAATGCTACTTGTCCAATTAATAAGTGGTAAAATGAATAACAAAACTTATTATTTTTTGGCTGGGATGCCTAGGTCTGGTAACACATTACTTTCTGCTTTATTAAATCAAAATCCTAAGATTTATAGTAGTCCACTTAGCCCTGTATGCGAACAGATGTATAGGTTAACCTTAACATTACAAGATGCAACTGGATTAAGAAATGAAGAAAATAGTGAAAGAACAAAGTATATATTAAACAATTATATGGACAATTTTTATTATGATATAAATAAGCCTATAATTTTTGATAGGGAAAAGTATTGGTTAACTCCACCTAATTTAGATGTAATACTTAACTACATAACTCCTAATCCAAAAATAATTTTTACAGTTAGAAACTATGTAGATATATTAGCCTCATACATCAATTTAAGTTTGGCTGATATTGAATATGAAATAGAAAATCAACATCTCTATATTAAAGATCTCCCACGGTATGACTTGATTGCGGAGTTTCTTAGTAGAACTAATTCAAGTTTAGATCTTAGTATGCTCTGTGTTAGAACAGGATTAAAAGAAGAGTATAAAAAATATGTGCACTTTGTTGACTACGAGGACTTAGTAACTTCTCCAGAACAAACTTTAAAAGATTTGTATTTCTTTTTAGAAGAAGAACCTTTTAACCATGATTTAAATAACATTCAAAAACTTGAAATAGATCGTGACGATAAAGTAAATCAAAACACTCTTACTCATTTTGTAAGTCCAAGTATCATTCCATCTCAACTAAAAGGTTCAGAAATTTTTAGTGATTCTATATTAAAAAAATACTCAAATATGAATATATGGAAAAATAATGTCGATAAATAAAGTGTCAAATAAAGAACAAGAATTATTTAATTTTAAATTACATAAAATTTTTGATGTGTCTGCTATTCAAAATCACGTATTAAAATACAATAATGAGTGGGGTATAAATACTAATAGACAAAAAATGTTTCCAATGCATAGTGCAACGACCTCATACCATTTTGTACAAACAACAAACTTTAGATTTGGAGATGTTTATAAACCAAGATTTACTGACACGGATCCTAAAATGTGGTCTTTAATTTATCCAATTATTAGCGAATTTGAAATAAATGTAAATGGAAAAGTAGGAAAAACTTTATTTATTTTATTACCAAAAGGAAAAGAAGTTGAACCACATGCTGATGGTGGAGACTACTTAGACCTTATTAGAAGATTTCATATTCCTATAATAACAAATCCACAAGTAGAATTTAAAATATCTGATGAAACTATAAATATGAAAGTTGGAGAATGCTGGGAAATAAACAATAACCGTGTTCATTCAGTTTCTAACAAAGGTGACTCAGATAGGATTCATCTTTTATTTGATATCATGCCCAACTGGGTGATAGAGTCTGCTGGAAAAATAGATACTTCTAAAAGAGAAACTCAAATTACAGATCCAAATCACATATAAGGAGAACAAAATGATTATACAAATTATAGGACTACCAGGTGCAGGGAAAACAACCTTGGCTAAGGCTCTTATGGAACACATAGATGCTGTGCATTTAAATGCTGACCAGGTTAGATCAGATTTAAATAAAGATTTAAAATTTTCACCTGAAGATAGACAAGAAAATTCTAGAAGATTGGGAGCAGTTGCCCGTCTTTTAAAAGCACAAGGTAGAGTAGTCATTGTTGATTTTGTTTGTCCTACAGAAAAAACAAGAAAAGCATTTGGTAAACCAGATCTATTAATTTGGGCAGACAGATTATTTGAAAGCAGGTATGGAGATACAAACGATATTTGGGTAAATCCTACAGAGTGGGATGTACGTCTAACTTTAGACATGACACTAGAAGATGCTATAGAGTTAATTATTCAGAAAAGTGGGTTACATGATTGGAAAAAACCAACTACATTAATGCTTGGAAGATATCAACCATGGCATGAAGGACACTCGGCTCTTTATTCTGAGGCACAAAATAGAACTCCTCAAGTAATGATAGGGGTAAGGAATACTTACAAAACTAGCAGTAAAGATCCTTTAACTTTTTCTGAAGTAAAAAATTACATTAAAAAAGAACCTGAAATGAAAGACTCGATGGTTATTAGATTACCCAATATAACAAACATAGTATATGGTAGAGATGTTGGATACAAAATAGAACAAGTTAAGTTGGGGGATGAAATTGAGGTTATTAGCGCTACTCAGAAACGCAAAGAACTGGGTTTATGAAACACCTTAAATTAGTTCACGAAAACTATTTTAAGCACATGGTAGAGGCGTGGCTCATAGTGGCTACTCTTTTATTTTCAGCCGTTGTTTGTTTTATTCACTCTATTTTTCCTTTTACATTTCAAACAACCGCCTCAACTCGTTTAACGTGGATTCTTAACCGCACTAACCAAAGGCAGGATAATAATGATTGAGAAGTTTAAGAAGTGGTTTTTTAAATCAAATAAACATTTTCAAATTCGTTATAACACCAAAGTAGGCAATGGAGATTTAGTTTGGCGAATAATTACAGACGAAGGTGAAAAACTGGCAAGTCAACTTGAAATTAATGGTTATGTCTACGGTGAGTCCAGTTTTGTTGACGGTGAAAGAAAGATGAACATAGCATGCGATGGCAAGATTTATTGGAATGGCACAGCAGTAGAAATTGTTGCTGGCAAGCGACCTGATTTATTGCTATGAAAATTGCTAAATCTAGGTCTTTAGTTAAAGCCCTTACTTGGAGAGTAGTAGCCGTCTTTGTTACTTTTGTTTGTATTTATGCTTTGACTGGCGAGGCTAAATTAGCAGGCGCAGGAACAGTACTAACTAATGGCATTAACTTTGTTTTATACTATTTCCACGAAAGAGTGTGGGACAAAGTTAGTTGGGGCAGATTGCACCGTTAGTTTGAGGGATAATCTCCACTATGCGTGGTTCTAAAGTCCAAGGACGATTTAAGATAGGGTTTGAAACCCTCTCTATGGATGAGGGCATGGTTGACGAACTTCGTGACCCTATTGGAACTATTGTTGACTGGTGGACTTGGGATGATGCAGCCCTTGCTGCAGACTACGCAAACTATGTAGATCCAGTTTATGATGTATCAAATCAAGATCCTACTAAAGGTCGTAGATGGAATGACCCATTTGATTTGCCTGTAATTTTGGCTCAGTTAATTCGTGGTACAAACATAATGAATGAACGAGGATTCTACGTAGTAGATACTCTGCGCCTCGTAGTTTCTGTAGCAGATATAAACAGACTTATTCCAGCAATGGTAACTGATCCAAACCAACACATTAAGGATCGTGTGGTATTTCAAGATCAGGTATTTGTACCTACAAGAGTCTTGCCTCGTGGAAGATACGCCGAACGTTATTCAGTAGTAACTATAGACTGCAACCTAGTCAACTCAGAGGAGTTAGTAAATGATCCTCAGTTCCAAGCATACGCAAACTAGCCTTGGGAAATTTTGAGGAGTTATTAGACCCATCTCTCTTTGAGTTTGATGCGGTAGAATTAGATGACCAAATAGAAGAGGATGATGATGGCAACTAAAAAAGCAAAAGGCAAAGTTGAAAAGGTTATGAAGGAGTACAAAGAAGGTAAACTTCATAGTGGTAAGAAGGGTCCTGGTAAAGGCCCAGTTGTTAAATCAAAGAAGCAGGCTGTTGCTATTGCAATGAGCGAAGCGGGAATGTCAAAGAAGAAAAAGAGTAAGTAATGGCAAGACGGCGCAGGAACATCGGAGCAAGGGCTGGTAAGCAGCCACAAAAAAATATTCAAACAAATGTTACTGAGAGTAAATATGAGGCTGGTGGTGCCAGATTAAAGAGAAAGAAGGGCGGCATAGTGAGAAAGCCTAAAGCCCCAATTCGTTATAAACATAAGAAGTCGGTGACCTGATGGCTGATAAGAAGAAGGAAGAGAAGCCAGTAACTCTTACTACTGGTATTCCTGGAAAGAAAGCCAGGGTAGTTCATAAAGTTTCTAAAAATAAAAAGGGCGACGTTATTGTTGATCACACTAATACAAATCAAGGTAAGTGGGATAAAATCAACCTCACAAAAAAAGGTGGATCAAAAACCATAAAGCAAGGCGTAAAGGCCGTGCAGAAATTCCACAAGAGCAATGCTCATAGAAGTCAGGGAAGATAATGGCAAAGACAGCAGCGTGGCAACGTAAGGAAGGCAAAAATCCAGAGGGTGGATTAAATGCTAAAGGTCGTGCATCATACAAGCGTGAGACTGGCGGAACATTAAAGCCACCTGTATCTGCTAAGCAAGCAAAGAAGTCTAAGAAGTCTGCAGCCCGTCGTAAATCATTCTGTGCAAGAATGGGTGGAATGCCAGGACCTATGGAAAAGAATGGCAAGCCAACTCGTAAAGCACTAGCACTAAGAAAGTGGGATTGCTAGTGGCTTGTTGGGAAGGTTACGTTCAAAAAGGTTTTAAGATGAAGAATGGTAAGAGAGTTCCTAACTGTGTACCAAAGAGTGGAGGAGTTAAGAGTGCCAAAAAAAGCAGCAAAACCAAAGTCAAAAGTAAATGAGGCTGGTAATTACACTAAGCCTGGAATGCGTAAGAGTTTATTTAAAAAGATAAAGGCTGGAACTAAGGGCGGAGATCCAGGAGAATGGTCTGCTCGTAAGGCTCAACTTCTTGCTGCTGAGTATAAGAAGTCAGGCGGAGGTTACAAGAACTAAGATGGCTCTTGCAAAATCACAACAATCCCTGAAGAAGTGGGGCAATGAAAAATGGCGCACTTCAGATGGCAAAGAATCTAAAGGTAAAAAGCGTTACCTACCAGACAAAGCGTGGGATACTCTTACTCCTTCAGAAAAGGCTGCTACCAACCGTGCTAAAGCAGAAGGCAATAGCAAGGGAAAGCAGTTTGTAAAACAACCAAAAACAATTGCCAAAAAAACGGCAAGACATAGATAGGAAAAGCCAATGTGTGCAACATGTGGATGTGGTAAGAAAAAGGGTCAGCCAGGATTCGGTAAGGGTCCAAAAGCCAAGCCAAAGCCAAAGGGTAAATAATGTGCGCTACCTGTGGCTGTATGCAGCCTAAGAACAAGCATGGAGAGAAGACTCTAGCCGCTGCTAATAAGAAGTATGCTAAGAAGAAGACAGATAAGAAGAAGAAGGACAAAAAATAATGGCTCTTAAGTGCGACATGAAAAACTGCAAGTGCAAGTGTTCCACTTGCCAGAAAGGTAAGTAATGAAGAAGTCACTAAGCCCTAAGCAGATGAAGATTGCTAACGCTGCAAAGCCTGCTGATAAAATTACTGGCGCAGATTTTAAGGCGCTAAAGAAGAAGAAGAAAAAGAAAATCGTCTAATATCGATAAAAAGAAATAAGTAGTTAGGCCCCGAAAGGGGCCTTTCTTCTTTATCATTGCTATATCAGAACACCGCTGCGGTGCCTGAATACTGTTCCCACAGGTTGCGATAAAGGGGTTATTTATTATGGCTTACAAGCCTTGGTACGAACAAGCCGCTGAGATTAATAATCAAGGCGAACGTGAAGAGTTTATTCGGGGTGTGTTTGGATTCCGCCCTACAGAAAAGCGTCCCGCTATCGCATCGCTAATTGCAGGTACAACCGCAGCCTATCTTGCTGGTGCTGTCTACGTTGCTTCCAAAGCAAAAGCGAAAGCGAAGAAAAAGAAGTGACCTACCTAAAAAAAGCCAGAGAGTCTTTAAATAAAGCCAGTGTAGAAACTACACGGTTCATGGGCGCTCATTTACGATCAGAGGCTAGGGCATCAGGTTGGCCTGAAAAAATTGTAAGAAACCTTCATGTACGTCACTCTGATGGCGCTTTTACTATTCATGGCAACCCAACCCACAAGACAGAGATCTTAAATCTTGAGTACGGAACTCCAGATACTCAACCAACTGCTGCTATGCGTCGCTTTAACAATCGTCAACAAGAGGCTGAGAAGTTTATGTTAGCCCGCACCATGCAGCATATGGATGGTTACCTATGACTTTTCTCTTAGAAGAAGATGAAGCATTAAGAGATTTGTTAAAAGAGATGACTGTTACAGATCAGAAGGCTTCTTCTGCTACGGCAAAAACTATTACAAATAGAGCGCTTAGTTCTAATGTAGTTACAATAACTACATCTACAGAACATGGCTTTGAAGTTGGAGACACAGTTACTATTGCTGGTACTGCAACTGCCTTCAATGGCACCTACAACATTACTTTAATTCCAACTCCTACTACATTTAAATATGCAAAAACAAATGCAAACATTGCAAGCGTTGCTTCAGGTGGCACTGCTACACCAGGTACTACTAGAAAAGTAGGAGTCTGGTTTGGACAACCTGACCAGGAAATTCGTGCTCAGTCATACCCTTACATCACTATTGATATGGTCGATATTTCTGAAGACTTCTCTCGTGCTATGAGAGGCAAGGTAAAGCCAGCGTATTTAACTAACCCAACAGTCATTGGCGAAAACACTGCTTGGGATAATGATGAACATAACTGGGAAATTAACTATCCAATTCCTGTAAATATTGATTATCAAATTACTTCATACTCTCGTCAACCACGTCATGATCGTCAAATTTTATCTCAATTGTTATTTACAAAAGTTCCACTACGGTTTGCTGTGTTAAACACAGGGCCAAATACTGTATTTGGAACTACTCGTCGTTTAGACGTTCTTGATATATCTAAGAGAGATATTACTGAACAAGGAAAACGACTATTTGTAAATGCTATGACAGTTCGTGTCTCTTCTGAGATTGCGCCTGAAACATACAATAATCTGTACAAAGTGTTGCAAATAAACGTCACAGGTACAACTGGAAGTCAGATCATAGATCGCTCTCAGTTCACTACCATCGATTCGTACACTCAATCGGCACCATAAGGTCCCTCCCCCAAACTAGTTAGGAGAAAAAATGGCTTATAGCCGTCCAGGTGTTTACATAAGTGAACGCCTACTACCACCAGTACTCCCAAGTGGAGTTACTGCAAATGCTGCTGGCGCAGTTGTTGCACCTTTTGCACAAGGCCCAGAAACAGTAACCCTTGTTAATTCTTGGTATGAATTTACCAAGTACTTCGGAGGTTACAACGCAACCTATCCAGCCACCTTCCAGGTTGGTTCATTCTTTGCTAATGGTGGACGTGAACTATATGTTCAACGTCTGCTTGCGTCTAACGCTGTTGCTGCTTCTAGGAACTTAACAGATGGTGGCGGTGCAACTGCTGCTACTGTTACCTCAAAGAACGCTGGAACAGATGGTAACAACCTTCGTGTTGTATTAACTGCGGGTTCTGTAGCAAGCACTTATACCTTAACTCTATATAAAGAGTCAGGCATTGCTAATGACATTAACGATGATATTTTATTAGAAAGATATGAAAATATTGTCTTTGATGATTCAGCATCAAGTGATTATGCTCCAACAGTAATTAACATTATTTCACCAAACATCTCAGTATCTGTTGCTGGTGGTTATGCTGGTGCATCTATTACTCTAGCAACCTATCCACTAACAAGTGGTTCAAATGGAACTGCTACAGCATCTACTGATTACACCAACTACAAGGCTGGTGGTTCTTCAGTGTTTCAGAGATTTACTTCTCTTGACCGTCCACTAGTAATATTCCTACCTGTTGCAAATGCATTAGCATCTGGAACAGTTGCAGTATTTGATGCTGCAACATCTTGGGCGGAAGACAATAATGGCTTTGTTGTAATTGGAACTGATCCAGATTTAACAGCAGCAAATGCTGTTTCTTTTGCTGGTTCTCTTACAGATACAAGCAATGCTGCTGTCTATTATCCAAACGTGTACATCGCTGATCCACTAGGACGTAGTAGTGGTGCTCTTCGTCTTATTGAGCCTACTGGCGCAGTAGTTGGTCTTTACCTATCAACAGATGCAAGCCGTGGCGTATTTAAAGCCCCTGCTGGTATTTCAACTCCAGTACTAGGAATCGTCTCTGTAGAAAAAACATTTACATCTTCAGAGTTAGATGCTATGAATGCAAGTACTTCTCCAGTAAATCCAATTCGACAAATTCCTGGTGCTGGTCTTTCTGTAATGGGTGCTCGTACATTAAAGCAAGATGGAACTGCAAACAAGTATGTAAACATGAGACGTTCTTTAATTTACATTCGTAAGAATCTAAAGAACCTAACAGAGTTTGCATTATTTGAAAATAATGACGAAAGATTGTGGGCCCGTATTAATACTAATATTGGGTCATTCTTAAGTGAGTATCGCAATCAAGGCGGTCTGCGTGGGGCAACTCAAGCGCAGGCTTACTTTGTAAAATGCGATGCAGAGAACAACTCAGATGCAGATATTGCAAATGGTGAAGTTCACATTCAAGTTGGTGTTGCTCTTCAATACCCAGCAGAGTTCATCGTCATCGACCTCAGCCAAAAGACGCTGAACTAATCCGAAGGAGATAATAAATAAATGCCTACAATCATTAATAATCGGTCAAGTTTAATTACCGATCCATTACGTAACTTTAGATTTTTAGTTACGTTTAAACCTATCCCAACAGCAAGTACTGCAACAACAAACTTGGCTGCAGCCACTACTTTTGGGTTTACATCAATCTCTGGAATGGCGGTTACAACCGACTCTATTCCTTACCGTGAAGGTGGATACAACACCACTGTTCACCAGATTCCAGGGCAAACAACCTTTGCTCCGATTACATTACAACGTGGTGTAATTCTTGGAACTAATCAAAACTATGAGTGGATGCGAAATCTGTTTGCTACAGTACAAGGTGGAGGAACTACCCGTGGTAAAGAGCAGAACTTCCGTTGCAACTTAGAGATTCAAGTACTGTCTCATCCAATTCCATCAGCGGGTGAAACTCCTCAGAACACTCCATCAGCAACTGATCACATAGCAATGCGTTTTGAAGTTTATAACGCATGGCCAACCGCTGTAGCATACTCAGACCTAAACGCTGGTGATAATGCTTTACTTGTTGAACAGATGACCTTGGTACACGAGGGATTCAATATCAACTTTGCATCATCTCTAGCAACTAGCGCACCAGCATTTACCGTTTAATCTAACAAAGGATAACAATGACGAACACCATTAGTGCAGCGGCTAACCCCGCATTAGCAAATCAAATGTTAAACAAGGCGTTAACTGAAACGCCAAAAGAAAGAATGCCTGAAATCGTATCTCCTTCAGATACAACTGTTGAACTTCCTGGCGGCTATATAAACGCCGCTGGGGAGGTCATCAGAACTGCAGAGGTTCGTGAACTAACAGGTAAAGATGAAGAGATTATTTCTAAAACTAACAATTTAGGTAAAGCAATTTTAACTATCTTACAATTAGGAACCGTTAAAATTGGCAATGAACCATCTAGTGATAAGTTATTGGATGAACTTTTAGTTGGCGATAGAGATGCTATTTTGCTTGGCATCATTAAAGCCACCTTTGGAACTACAGCAAAACTTCCAATATTCTCAGATGGCGAACAGAAGTTTGTTGAGATTGATCTTAACACTGACATTAAAACTAAGTTCCTAGCAGATCCTATAAATGAGCGAATGTTTACCGTTAAAGGTAAAGCCGTTGAGTACACAGTAAAATTGCCCAACGGAGTTGTTCAAAGAGAAATGATTAATAATGCAGATAAGACTCCTGCAGAACTAAGCACTATTGTTTTAGAAAACACTTTAGTTCGTATAGGAGAGTCTCCTGTATACAGCAAAGCACAAGTGCAAGCGCTTAGCGTTGTTGATCGTAGAACGATTATTGAAGAAATAAACAAACGAGCCCCTGGGCCACAGTTTGAAGACATAGTTGTTACAGACCCCGATACAGGAAGTGAGGTAACGGTTCCTATTAATTTAGGATCCTTATTTCAATTCTAATGTAATTAGTTACGCCAGATTATTCTCTGAATGGTCTGCGTTATCTGAGTACAACGATGGATGGTCTTTATCTGAGATAAAAGGTTTATCTCAAAGAGAGAGAAGCAACTGGCTAGAGGTTGCAAGAGTGCGATACGAAAGGATGAGTAATGGCTAAAGATCCCGTATCGCAAATTTCCAATGTAAACGCTGGTCTAGATCAGACTCTAAAAAAACTTAATGCCTTTGAATCTATTCTCAAAAGAATAGGTGGAGTTGCAACAAAGTCTCTAGATTCAGTAAGTCGCATAATGATGCCAAGTGTTGGCATGGGTCCTGGATTAGGTTTAGGAAGTAGTAACGCTCAATTTAGTAATGGTGCAGGTGGTACACCTGCAGGTAGTAGCACTAATGCAATGCCTTGGATCTATTCAAAGACAGGTGCTGCAGGTGTTGCTGGAGTCCAACTTGGATTAGGTCTTGCAGGAGCAGCCTACAGTGCGATGCCAGATCTTGGTATGACCGTATCTCGTGCAACTGGCTTCTATCAGAGTTCACTACGTACTGGTGGAATGATGAACCGTGCAGGAGTTGCTGCAGCCACCTTTAGTGCATTAGGTGGTGGCATAACTGGAGTTGGCGATGATGTAGCCGCAGCGTCGATGCTCTCTCAAGGTTATAACTTTATGCCAGGAACATCTTCATTTAATAGAATGATGCGTGAAGTAGGCGGTGTTGGTCGTTACTTTGGAATGCAGAATGCTACTGCTGCTCAGGCTATCGGTGGGTTACATACTGGAAGAATGGGAGCACAACTTTATCAATACGGTATAAATACAACTGATCCAAATACAGGACAACCTCTTTCTACAGAAGCAATTGCTCAACAACTCTTCAGCCGTATGACTATGGGTGGTCGAGTAAAAGCAAGCGCTGAAAGTATGGCAATAAATTTACGAGAAGGATTTGGTTCTAGAGATATGCAGATGTTCTCTCCAGAACAACGGGCCATATTAGAACCAATGCTTATAAGCATGGCCGCTGGTAAACCTATAGGTGATTTAGGAAAGTTACCATTTAATCCTGATAATCCACAAAATGCACCGATGAAACTTGCTACCTCAATGACTTCTTTGATGGAACGTGGTACTGAGCCAATGATTGCTGGCTTTGAATCAGCAGCAAATGCAGCGGCTGCATTAAATGCACAATTAGAAAAATTGCCAGATGGATTTTTTAAGACAAAAGGATTTGTTCAAGGACTTTCAAATACAAATGCTGGATCCGCAATTAGTGGAGTTGTTGGAGGAGTTGCTGGGGCAGCGGGTACTTTATTAGTAGCAAAAGGTGTTAGAACTATGCTGGGAGGAGCAGCCGCTAAGGCTGGTGCTTCTGCAATTGCTGGAGGCAGTGCTGCAGCGGCTGGAAGCGCTGGACTATCAATGGCTGCAAAACGCATACCTGTTGTTGGTGGGGCTATATCAGGTGCGACTGGTCAAGGATTTTTAAGCACCGTTGGTATTGGTGCTGCTGCAGGTGGAGTTGGTGGAGCCTTCTTTGGTGGAGTCGGAGCAGTTCCTGGAGCAATTGCTGGAGGTCTTTTATCTGGTCTTGGTTATCTTGGTGGACAAGCATTAAGAAATATGTTTGGAACACCTGCTAATGCGGCACAGACTTCACAAACAGGCACAGCAATGACTGCTGGCATGGATCCAGAATTATTACAAACTTTACAAAATGCTGGTTTTAGTGGAGCATCTTTAAACACGGCATATGGGGTTGTAAAGGCTGAGTCTGGTGGAAGACCTGGAGCAAAAAATATGCAAGGTCTTGATAAGTCTTATGGTTTGTTCCAAATTAATATGGAAAACAACGATCCACGTAATCCTAATATGGGAGTTAAACGTAACGAAGCCTATTTAAAAAAGTATAAATCAATAGGTTATACGGGTCCAGAAAGTCTGCTTGATCCATTTATAAACGCTAGAATTGCGTACGATATTTCTAAAGGTGGAACAAACTTTAATCCGTGGACTACGTATACCAGCGGTAAATATCTACAACATACCTCTGGCACCGCTTCGGCTAGCATGGGAAACAAAACAGTAAATATAACTGTTAATTTAGCCAATGCGTCGGCAGCAGAAGCCAATAAGTTGGCTAAACAAGTAAAAGACATTTTGTTAAAAGATAAAGACCTTCAAGAAGTGGGAGGTAAATAATGCCTGGAGAAAATAGTAATCCAAATCAATATGTTAAAACTATTGATCAAATCATTGCGGAACGAAATAGTGCTAGAGCAAAAGGCGTGGCAGATGCCGCTGCTGCTAGAGACAAAGCCCGTAAATCAAATCAATTATCAAATTTAGTAATACAGATAAATGAATATAGAAGGTTAATTATTCTCGCTGAGAGAGACCTAAGTATTACATCTGCCAACATACAAGCAGCACGAGCCGCTGGTAATACCGCTGGAGTTGATACAGGACTTGCACTCTATAATACTCAAAAAGTAAAACTAGATAAACTAAAAGACGATGAAGCAAGAGTAAATACAGAGCGTAGAAATATTGTAGCGGGATTAGTTGCTGCAAATAAAGCAGTAATTAATGCGTCTATTAAAGACTCTGGGATTACGAAGCCAGATACAAATAAAAAACAAAAAAAGATTAAACCTGCTACAGAAGATACGCCAGAGCCACCAGCACCACAACCTTTTACTGGGTACGTATATAACTTACCAATGATTCAGTCTGCATACTTTAGACAAGATTCTCCTCAAGGAGGAAGCACTGAACGAGGTGTTACTGGGGCGGGAAACTACACAGATGCTAGAAATATGTTTGGTGAGTCTATTGCAAAAGGCACTATACAAATGCCTCTTGATCTTACAAAGAGTGCCGAGTGGAAATTTAAGACTGGAATATATAAAGAAGATTCAACAATGTATGGTTTTAAGTTTTTGTATAACCCAACTGAAGTAAACATGGGTTGGGGAATGTTAGAGGATGTAAACCCAGTTAGTGTACAAAGACTGCAATATGCTCCTATAAGTGGTGTGGGATTGTCCACTATTGATTTTACTTTGTTACTAAACAGAATTGGAGATATGGATTTCTTAGATGAAAATGGATTAGCACCAGGAGAAAATAATCCTTATTCAGGAGTTAATACTCTTAGTAGAGTTGAAGATTTAAAAACCATTTATAAAAAAGGAACTATGTACGATCTTGAATACTTATTTAGAGTTATCAATGGACCAAATGCAATACATCAAACCATTCTAAATGGTAAGAGTGCTGATTGGGGATTCTTAATTGGATCTCAAATAGAGTTATTTTTAGGAGATGGATTAAGATATTTGGTTAGATTAAATGGAATAAACGTTAGTCATACTATTTTTAATGATCGAATGGTTCCTGTTCTTTCTCAAGTATCCCTATCTTGTGGAAGATACAATGACGTGGGATTGAAACCAGAGGATAACCGATGATTTTTTTAGATAGCAGGTATGTTGATGGCACTCTATTTAAGGCTTGGCATGCAGGTAAACAGGAATACCATCTAACAGTTTTTAGAAATTATCCAACTTCTTATTTAGGATACTTTATATATGAATGGGTTGAAACCGACCGCTTAGATTTACTTGCTACAAAATTTTTAGGAAGTCCCTCTTTGTGGTGGAGAATTTTAGATATTAATCCAGAGATTATAAACCCTCAAGAAATTACTCCAGGAACTCAATTAAGGATTCCAAATGCGTAGTCCAGGAACTCAACATAGACTTAGTAGTTATTACGAAGTTTCTTATCCTGATTTTCCGTCTCTTAAGGCTCAACCTAATCAGGTCATTCTTCATCAAGAGATGGGTAAGCACGATATTCTGGAATTAACATATACGTTACTAACTCCTTTTATTCTTAAAGCAATAAAGACTGGAACTCCAATTCAGTTTACTTGGAAGAACGATAAGGTCTCTGGAAGTTTCGTGGGCTATGCCACTACCGTGTCCTTACCAATTAAGTATCAAGATTATCAAGAAACAAAAATTCAATGTGTAGGAGCATCCTATCCTTTAAAAGAAACTGATCTTAAAATTTGGACTAACAAAACGGCTCCTCAAATAGCAATTGAGATTGCTAAAAAAGCAAAACTAAAACCAAACGTTACTCCACATAAAACTATCTTTACACAACAATCTCTATCTGGGAAATCTTATTGGGAAAAATTAAATGAACTTGCAGAAACAATTGGTTATGGAATTCAAGTCTCGGGCACAGAACTACATTTTCATCCAATTGATAAAATGATTAATCAATTTATGACAACAATACCTGTCTTGTATTCCGACAATTCTTTCGTGTCTCCAGTTAATAAATTTGCAGCAGCCACTCTAGATGAGTTTGAAGCCCGTGTAGGAGACTATCCTGAACTTTCTGGAGAGTACAGCAGAAGTGAGAATACGGTGCGTGGTGTAGATCCTGTAACTGGTAAAGTGTACTCTTCTATAACTTCACCAAATAAATTAGGAAAGTCAGTACGAGCAAGCACTAAGGACCCACTGTTTTCTAAAAATAAAACAAGTATCGTGGTAAATAGCAATGCTATGGCTAGGTCTTTGTCAGAAGCAGCCTCTCAATTAGGAAGATTATCTATACCAGGAAAGGGCAAAGCCCAGGGAGATCCAAGAATTGCTCCTTGGAGAACTGTTGAAATTAGTGGAACACAAGGTGGTGGGGATGGTTTTTGGGTCATAAAGAAAGCAACACATTATCTTTTTATTTCTGGAGGTTATGAGGTAGATTTTGAATGCAGAACAGATGGCGTGGGTAGTAACAAGCCCAGTGCTTTTAGGCCTTCATCTGCGGGTCCTGTTCCTTATAGGAATATACAAAATGATATTATAGGAAACTTAAAAAATAAACCAACTAAAACTACGTTAAACTCTAGTACAGTTTTAGTTTCACAAGGGTCTTCAGGATACAGAACAACCCCTAGAAAATGGAGAGGTGACTAATGGCTCAAAAAGCAATTGCGCTTCCATTTTCCATAGATTCTTATGGGAGGGTTGCTTCAACTCAATCTCAATCTAAAATTTGGTCCGATAGGGTCAAGTCTGTTTTAGGAACAACTTTAAGAGAAAGAGTGATGCGACCAAGTTTTGGAACAACCATTCCTTACTCTTTGTTTAATTCAGAAACTGTAGCAACTAGTGAGATTGAAGCAGCAGTTGAACAAGCCTTTGCTGAACAACTAGATCTATTAACTCTTCAACAAACGAGTGTAACAAGCGACACCTACACAGGTACTTTAACTGTTGAGGTTGTTTATGGTTTACCAAACGATGAGGTTGTTAGCACTCTCATTGGGTTGGTATTTTCTCAAGGTGCTAATCCAATCTATGAGGAGTTGCTATGACCGTTGCGCCACCATCAAATATACCTATCTCAGTCGACTATACAGGAAGAGATTACTACTCTCTTCGAGATGAGTTAATTGCAAGAATACAAGACCGTATTCCTGAGTGGAATGCCTCTGATCCAGCAGACTTTGGCGTTGCTTTAGTTGAAGCCTTTGCATACATGGGCGACCTAGTATCGTATTACATTGACCGAGTTGCTAATGAATCTTTTATTAGAACCGCAACTCAACGAGAGAGTTTATTAAACATTGCTTTAACCTATGGGTATACCCCTGCAGGTTATAGAAATGCCACGGTAGGAATTACTTTTACTAATTCATCTGAAGATGAGGTAACCATACCTACT